TGTATCATATGACACAGAAAGAGTTTTTAATAAGCTAAGTAATTTTGAAAATTATGGTAATCCAAATAGCTCTAGTGCTATTAGAACACCAGTACCGGTAAATTTAGAGGTAAGTATGTCTGTACTTTGTAGATATATGCAGGATATGGAACAAATTATTTCTAATTTTGTTCCTTATACTAATCCTTATATAGTATTAGCTTGGAAAGAACCAACATCTATACCAGGAGAAGGTGATATTGAAATCAGAACAGAAGTATTATGGAACACTACTGTATCTCTTAACACTCCTACAGAAACAACATATAGTGAAAAGTTTAGAGTTGTTGGTGACACTTCTTTTACAATCAAAGGTTGGTTATTTAGATCAAAGAATGATACAACTAACCCAATATATTTTGTTGAGCAAAACTTTATAAATGTAGATGATAGATTTAACTTTAAGCAACCAGTATCTTCTTTAGATTATGATAATTTCTTTACTGATTTATCAGGTGTGGCTGAAACAGATACAATAGTACTTTCAGGTATACCTGAATTAACGAATATATATTTTACTACATCAGGTTCTAATATTGAAGTTACAGAGCCTGTTACATTAGTTAAAGATGTTGCATCTCTAGACTTATATACATATTCTATACTTGGAGGTAATTACGATGAAACAGAGTTCGTAATGCTAAGCTCTAATGATAGTACTTTAACAACAGGATTTACTTCTGTAAGTACAGCATACACAGGTACAGTAAGTGGATTCTTATTACCTAGTAGTAGTTGGAATGTAATTACAGACCAAGTTATGAATGTAACATTTCCTTTCCTTTCTGGCTCAGGTAGAGTCGATTTAATAATTAAAAACCCAGCAGGGTGGAAAACATCAGCAGATATAGATGGCTTCTACTTCAATGCAGAATAAATAATAGCGATGGCAGATAATTCTCCAAACCAAAACAAAGGTCCAAATAATTTCGGTAGAAATCTTGTACAGTATATACAAAACCGTTTACCATACTCCTCGCAAGATGATGATGCTCTTAACGATAAGTATAAATACTTTGCAAAAAATGGTACGCAGAGAGCAGAAGCTTTAGCTAAGACTTCTGTATCCTCTTCTAATCCATATAACAATATTCCTATAGGAGACTTTGGCAAAGATAGTTCTTTTGCTGATGTAATGTATGCTAGTCTCGATACTAACAAAAGTGGTAGATTAAGAGATTATCGTATCATGTCTGCATATTCTGAAGTAGCTGATGCACTAGATGAAATTTGTGATGAATTTATTAATGTAGATGAAAATGGTAGAGTAGCTAGTATCACCTATGAGAATATTGATCTTACTGTAGACGAGAAGAAAGAACTTGATGAAGAGTTTTCTAAGTTTATTGACTTCTTTGAGCTTAAGCATAAAGGATGGCAGTACTTTAGACAACTACTTGTCGAAGGTGAAGTGTTCTTTGAAATGATTCTACATGATGAATATATTAAAGAAGGAGTTCTTGGATTAATTAATATACCTGCCGAGATTGTAGACCCTGTTTATAATAATATTCAGAATATGCTTGTCAAGGGATTCATCTACAAGAAGCCTATCTTTAGCTCAACTCAACCAAACAAAGTTGAAAAGACAGAGATGATTCCAATGGAGCAGAATCAATTGGTTTATGTTAACTCTGGTGTGTATAACGATTCAAAAGACTTTGTTATTCCTTTCCTTGAGAATGCTCGTCGCCCTTATCGCCAGCTTTCCCTTATTGAAGATGCTATTGTAATTTACCGTTTGGTAAGAGCTCCAGAGCGTCTTGTATTTAACGTTGATGTTGGTAATATGGCCCCACCAAAGGCTGAAGCTTATCTACGCAAGCTTATTCAAAACTACTGGGCTCGTAAAACATTTGATAATGATCAAGATAATGTAGTTAATAAATTTAACCCACAATCAATGCTTGATGCCTTCTGGTTTGCTAAGCGTCAAGGATCTGAAGGTACTTCTGTTACCCAGCTTCCTGGAGGTGCTAACCTGGGTGAACTTGCTGACTTGATGTACTTTATTAAGAAGCTATATAGAGCTCTTAAAGTACCAACAACACGAATTGATCCAGAAGATCGTACTGTAGATCCATCATCTATCTTACGGGAAGAACTTAAGTTTGCGAAGTTTGTTATTCGTCAGCAACAAAAGTTTGCTGCAGCTATTAAGAAAGGATTCACTACTCACCTTAAACTCCGTGGTTTGTGGGAAGAATATAACTTATCAGAAACTAATTTAGATATTGTATTCAATGTACCATCTAATTACTTTGAAATGCGTGAGTCTCAGAAGTTAGAACTTAAAGCTACTAACTTCAATAGCCTAGCTTCGAATGAATTTATATCTGTAACTTATGCACAGAAAAAGTATCTTGGTTGGAAAGATCGTGATATTCTTGCTAACAGAGAGTTCCTCCGTAAGGATGCAGAGATGCAATGGGAATTAGGCCAAATTCAAGCATCAGGACCACTATGGAAAGAGCAAATGGCTGCAGCAGTCGGAGGTGCAGAAGCTGCAGTCGGTGGTGAAGGTGGTGGTGTCAGTGGTGATGGTGGTATACCAGAGTTCGGTGGCGGCCCTGCAGGTGAAGGTGACGCTGCAGCAGCAGATACTAGTGCAGATGTTGAGACAGATACAGCAGGTGCTGATGCAGCTGATGATATCTAAACTTTACCTTGATGGGTTAAAGCTAAAGTATTGTGCTCTATAGTGAATATTACCAGCAGATGCAGCAATTGCAGAAACTTGTGCTACGTTAGTTAGACCTCTAAAGGTAAATGACTCACCAGTTGCAAGTAAGAAACCATTTAAAGTATCTGCATATTCATTATCATAAACTGTAACATTACCACTAGTACGGTTATAAATAGTTATTTCTGAGCAAGGATGACCACCAGTTAAGACAGAACTACTTGTTGAAGTAGCTCCAGTAAACCCAGGAACTGCAGCTCCAGTTAACATAGTTAACGAGGTTTCTATACGTTGATTAAAAGACCTGCAAAGATTAAAATTTACATACCCATTCTTAGATTCTGCATTATTAGCCATACAATTATTTAGTCATTGGCATAAATAATTACATGGCTTCCGCATGTGTTATTTCACCTTTATCGGCATTCTTATCAACAAATCTTAATAATAAGATTGATACGTATGATAGACTAGGTGATAGAGTTAAAAGAGCATTAGGATATCCTCTCGTATCAGTTGAAGTTCATTCAGATCAGATGAATGAAAATATTCAGATTGCAGTAGAATACTTCACTAAATATGCAGGATTTACTCGAGAGTATATGATATTTGATTCAGATCTATACGAAACTAACAAAGGTATTCGTCTTGATATGCTCTATACACTTGCTAATTCAGATATGGATACAGCTGCAAAACAGGTAGCAGGTACTAATCCTTTAGGACCTAGTACAGAATTTTACGGTGAAACTCCGGATATTATTTATGTAGCTCAAACAGATATACTATCATCTGTATTTGCCTCACAAAGTGCATTGAGCGCAACATTTAACACAGGTATTGAACCAGGTGAGTTGTTTGATCATTCCCTAGTTGCAAATATTACTGCAATTGATAACTCATTAGATAATTTATCAGCATTTAAACCTAATATTAGGAGAACACTAACACAAGAAGGCTCCGCTTCAGATATAACACAATATCAAAACGTTTATGATTATGACGTTATGGACTATCGTAAGGTAGTGGATGTTACTGACTTTGAAGAAGGTTCTAACACAGGTATTAATACATTATTTACGTTAGAGCAGACATTAGCTCAACAAACATACTTTTCCTATGCAATGGGTAACTATGGATTCGATCTTGTATCATGGTATACAATGAAGGAGTGGATTGATACTCGTGAAAAAGTTCTCGCTTTAAGAAAAGACCTACAATTTGATCCACGTACACAGTACTTAAAGATGTATCCTCAACCTCGTAATGAGCGTTTTTATGGTGTTATTTCTTGTTATGTTGAACGTCCAATTAGAGATGTTATTAAAGAGCAATGGGTTTATGAGTACGCACTTGCATTAACAATGATTACTGTAGGACGTGTACGTGGTAAATTTGGAAGTGTAAATCTTCTAGGTGGAGGTGCTCTCAACTACGATTTATTGCAAGAAGGTATGCAAAAGAAAGCAGAACTAGAAACCAAACTACTCGAAGGAGCTTCACCAGGTCTTGGAGATAGTGACCCAGCCCTCTTTATTGTTGGGTAATGAAAAAAA